AATGCTTGTTTTTGTTCTTTTGTTAAATCTTTCATTTGTCTATGTCTAAATATTCATCTTCTTTCCACCACTCTACTTGTCTATTTTGTAGAGAAGCTCTAAGTTTTCTATCATAATCACTACTGCTCATCACACTCCACAACTTATCAAAGTCTTTTTGGTCTATTCGTTTGATACCACGAAAGTATGTTTTTGCACCACTTAACCCTACATTACTAGCAAGGTCAGCTGTGGTGATAATATTATCTCCTTTATCCACCAATACATATTTCATACAATTTCTCCTAATCGAATATTATATTAAACTCCCCATAAATATCTTCAGCTCTCCATTCATCCCAAAAACCATAATAAATTGTAGCCGTATCACCTATCATTGTTTTAACTGGCGCTACCATTGTATTCACATATCCATCATAGTCACTATACGAAGCACCATTGACAATAGGTACTTCAAATCCATTAAACCACGTTATAAAAGTAGTATCATATCCAACATACCACAATTGGTCTGAACCTGTATTTTGTATAACATGACCAAAATCGTGACCTATTATCCAATACATATTACTCGCCCAAGCAAATTTAACTGTATTCACGCCATCATTGTTACGAAGTACTCTACCCTCAATGCGATGAAGAGTTTGCCAATTGGTTGTGTCTAACGTTAAATGATAATAACCATTAGCATCTTCTGTTAATCTAGTGTTTAATTCAAACTCTATAGACTCTACTTCATTCGCGTCCTCACACCCAATGAATAAACTAAACCCTATTAGGGTGATTAGACCAACTATTTTTCTTATCACGATTTGTTTCCTTTTTCTTGGTATCTTTCCAAGACTTCTTTTGCTTTTTTGGTTTCTTTTTTGGTTCTACAACTTTACGAAAAGCTTGCTCTTCAAGCTCTTCGTAATACTCATATTTTGCCACTTTTCATCTCCTAAATATACTCAACTTATACCATACAAGTCAAGACATTATTTTCCATTTTTTAATTAAATCTAAAAATTCTTCTACTGAATAAGGGTTCTTTTTCTCATCTATAATTGTTATAGATTCTAACGCTCTGGGTTCTCTTATAACCATATTCTGAAATGCTTTGAAACCATTACCTGTATAAAACGTTCCAAAGGATTCTTCTCCTAATATGTTTTCATCCCATATATCTTCTATGGAATCATTGTCTAATAATATATAGTATGTCATTTATCTAAAATGTAATTTTCTTTAATAAAATCCAAAACATCTTTTTCTGGATACCAATCTAACACATCTTTAGCTTTGGTATCTTTACATAACGTCTTTCTCATTTCACCTCGTCTACCATCAATGTATTTAGTCGGGTAGTTCTCACCAAAAGCAGCTGCTATCTCATTAACTGAATAGCTTTTTCCTCTTCCTAATTCATATGTCTCGCCGCTATTATCCCCAGCAGCTAATATCAATCCATCCACTATATCATCAACGTGAGTAAAATCTCTTCGTTGTTCCCCATCGCCTGTAATAGTTAATGGTTTACCTTCTTTATATAATGTCTCAAATATACCTATCAGAGTACAGTAGTCTCCTTCTGTAAGTTGATGTGGTCCATATACATTATAAAATCTACATATGGTTGTTGGCAAATGATACACTTTACTATATAGTTCTACTAATTGTTCACCTTGTGACTTACTGAGTGTATATGGATTAGCAAACTTATCTCCATTCGATGATGATGAACCAGCATAAACTACTGGAATATTATCACGTCTCGCCCATTCTAAAACATTTTGTGTACCCATCACATTAGCATAGAAGGTATGAGCTGGCTTATCAAATGATGGCTGTATTCTTGGCAAAGCCGCTAAATGAAATACAACATCAGGTTTGGTTATAAAGAAATTATAATCTACTACTTCAGATATATCAACTCCAAAATATTGACAACCCTTCTGTTCATTCTCTTCTAGACCATTAGAGTAGTTATCCAATGAAACTACCTTATGACCATCACTTAATAATCTCTTTATTAAATTAGTACCGATAAATCCAGCACCACCTGTAACTAAGACTCGCAAACAATCAACTCCTCTTCATATGTGTCTAATGATTTAATATAGAATTTAAATATCTCATATTCCATCTCACCAACCTCACCACTATCCTGCAGCATCTCTGATATATTAACGATTATCTGAAAGTTCTGTGGTGTGAGCTTCTGTGCATCAAACTCTATTACAATATCGTGATACTTTGTTATATCGGTATTCCCATACATTTTTATTCTCTCATCCAAATTGAAACTTGTATCCAGTTGTTCTTCCTTTTTATATTCTGTCATATAATCAGACCCAAAATCTAAGTAAATACAATTACACCAAGGTTCTAACTCTCTTAATAAATTTTTATCAGCATTGTAAACCTTAAATCCTATATCATACTTTGGTGGTATAATAGGTTTCAAATGTGCGTCGTGTTTTACCATATGACCCCATTTCCTGATGAAATTTCGGGTGCTCCTGAGGTTTTGTTTTAACCACTCGCTTGACTCTCTACCTTTCATAAACACCTGACCAGCAGGATTTCTCAAAGCTCCATCTTTGAACCTACTACCTCTACAAGTCATATGATATACAAACCCCCTCCAAGTCTGAACTAAATCATAACCAGCCAATACAAACCGATTGAATATATCAGAATCCTCTTTTGATTGTGGAGCGTATAATGGGTCGTGTCCACCGATTGCTAAGAAGTCATCTTTGTAAATTGCCCACGGAGCAAATATACCCTCTGTAGTTTTACCAATTCCTTTAGATACTTCCACATCGCCTTCTAACCATTCCATCAGCTTGTGTTCTTCAAACTCTTCGGGTTCTATACCAAAGTCTACCAATATTTTTTCAGGGCCATCGGGATGTAGTGGTGGTTCTATGCGTGTGGCTGAAACTACTTTCCCACGCTGTAGATGTTTTAAGACTTCTTCATCCATGCCAGGACAAGCATACATATCAGCATGGTATATCATTACGATATCGTTTGTTGCCATATCTACCAATGTATCATATAGTATTGTATGTCCTAATCTTGTAGGACCTTCATTCCTATGTATCTTTACATTTAAATCTACTTCAGCTATTCCCTGCATCCATTCCCAAGTGCCGTCATCAGAGAAATCATCAGCCCAGCATATCTCATGCTCGTGTCCTAAGTTCTTACGAATACTACTGTAAGACCACTTTAAGTACTTTAGGTTATTTCTACTTGGTTGTATAAAACTAATCTTTTTCATGTAAATCCTCAAATATCATTTCTAAATAATCAGAACACCTTTCTTCTGTATACATCGACTTCTTATAATTCTCTCTACACATTAGACTACACTCTTCATAAAATTTATCATCTTTTAATTTTTTAGCTAATTTAATAGCAGTATCCATATCCCCATCATCTACTGACAACAATGGATGTAACTCCTCTTGTGTATCCAATCCTTTGTATCCAATACAAGGTATTCCGTGAAATGCACAATTCAATGTAAATGTACCAGCTGCATGTGTTGGCATCATATGAACACCAACATGATATTGACTCAAAGATTGAATCCATTCCACCCAAGTCATATAAGGAAGATATTGTATATCCAGCTCATCTTCTCTATCTATCTTTCTACCCATTGATGGAGCAACTATCGGCATATCAAATTGTTGAGCCACAATCATAGAATCAAACCCACCATACCATCTAACCATATTACCACCAATTATTACAGCATCACCCCATTCACTTCGTGGTAATATACCCAACCTTTCAGCTAACATTAGTGTCGGCATTTTTTGAACAGGTTTATCAGTAATTCCTCTATAGTAATTTACATCCTTCCAATTATGAGCAAATAACATATCAAACTCTGTAAGAGAATTGTACCACCAAATCTGTTGTTCCATTGTGTAGTCTTGAAAATACCAATGAGGACCTTCTTGCATTGATATAGTTTTCTTACATAGCTTCTTTAAATCACCAATCATATCAAATGTCATCAATTTATCCACATTAGTTTTAGGTAATGTCACTATACCAAAATCAAAATGATTCTCAGGAAAGTGATGTAATACATGTGGTATTTGAAATATAGGAAAATGTTCAGCACCCAACAGCCATTTAGTAGATACATCGTTTCTCATATTAGGGTTGTCTAATGAAACCTTGCCTTGCCAACCACCTTCTGTAAACCAAGCTATTTTGTAATCCTTTAACCCCATACTAATTCCTTCATCTCCTCTTCTTCCATTTTTGGTGCTGACTTTGAATTGTATGGTTCTGTCAATTTATTGTATTGCTCATTTTCTTCCATACGAATATGAATATCATCACCAAAGAGATAAGTCCTATCCACTTCATTTTTAGAGACTAAATCTTCATTAGTTTTTTCACCAGGCCTCTTTCCTACTATCTCTATATCATCAGAAATTACTTTAGCTAAATCTAACATATTCACACATTTCATCTTATACGACTTTACAAACCCACCACCATGTAGTTCTGCCCATTTAATAGTTCTCTTAATTAACTGAGCAGAATCTTCTTGTGAAAATATAAGTCTATTCATATTTGGATCTGTAAGTTTGAGTGGTTTACCATCTTCTTTTAACTTTAACCAAAATGGCAATACTGAACCATTACTGTGTGCGACATTAGCAAACCTTGTCAATGCAAATCTATTGGTATCATTGTTACTATTCATAAAGACTCGTTCCATCAAATACTTTGAAGCGCCATATACACTCTCAGCCAAACAAGCCTTATCTGTACTGATACCCACCGTGGTTGGAACATCATTAATAATACTAGCCTCAACCACATTCAAACTACCCATCACATTTATATTACAACCAGCAATAGGATTAGTCTCCATCAAATCAATGTGTTTCATAGCAGCTGCGTGTACCACTACATCCGGCTTAACATCTTTAAATACCCTTAACAATAATCCTTTATCTTCTATATTACCTACATAAGACTTTACTTCTGGATGCTCTCGTTTTAGTTCAGCTATCTTCTCTTCATTTCTACTGACATTGATATACTCATTGTCGTTTTGTTTGATAAGGGCTTTACCAACTGTTCCTGTACCACCTGTTATTAATATTTTCATTTTTTAAAATTCCGTAACTGACAATGCTTCCTTAGCATCAACTAAATGTAAAATCGCTTCCTTACAGCCATCTTCGTATCCCTTAGATGATATATAGTTATCATAAGCTTCATTTATAAGGTTAGCCATAACTAAAAATAATTCAGTATTCTCATCAAAAGTTAATGTTCCATCTGTTGTGTCCTGGTAAAGGTTATACAGCCCTGGTACATCTTTTTTATTTTCCAGTTCTTTTTCCATCTCGGGTTCCATTTTACTTTCCAACTTTGCAGCTTTATCTTTCAATTCATTTTCAATTAATTTTAACTTATCTTTATCATTTGACATTGTATTTCTCCTTCTCTAATTTAATTCCAAAATTGATATACTTGACATATCGTACCATCTGTCTGTGTCATTAGTCCCAACCGCAACACATTCATAATTAAATGGTGGTTTTTTAAATTTTTTATTAAAATCTTTAAAAGTTTTCTCATTAATTAACGGATGTCTTTTTGCACCACCCTCTATTATTACCCTCGCTCCAGATTTTATTTGGTTATTAATAAAATTATTTTCAATAACTATTTTATAAATACCATCCCAACCTTGTCCAGCATCTATTAATAACAAATCAAAAGGAATTGGATTTTTTACAAATGTTTCATGACAATCTCCTTCAGTAAATGTCCACATATCCACAAAACTAGCAGTTAAAGGAACATAATCATATCTTCTACATAAATCATTCCACAAACTATTATTAGCAGACAAACCTCTTTCCTCTAATTCCTTTACTATTCCTCTATGTTCCGTACCATCCTTGCGCGCCCTCATCCAATCAATTCCTTTAAGGTATGAAAGTGAATGTAGATCATATGAGTATATTTTACCTGTAGGGTTTACTTGTTTGAGTCCAACAGCCATTGCAATTGTAAGTCCACCGGTTCCTACCCCCAACTCAACAATTGTATTAGGTTTTATTTCTTTTACATATTCATATACAAATAAAGTTTGTTGTTTCTGTCTCTTTACTATCAATAATTCTTCTCTTGAAAAAGCTCGATCTTTTACTGTATATATTTCTTTATTCAATCTAACTCCTATATGCCATTTGGTTTTCATAATCCACTTTCAATCGTGGATAAAATTTTGGTTCAATATATCTGAATATGTCTTGGTCTTGTGAACCCGCTGGGTAGTCTGATGGTTCGCTATTTAAATACTCTCTATAACCATCCATAGTTACTCCATGTGGTATAGCATAATCCATAGCAGCATCAACCATTTCTTTCACAAATGAAGTCTTACCAATATAAACACCACTATTCAAATATCTATTTTTAGAATTTATTGTATCAACCCACTCTTTTACTTCTGGCATACAATTGTACCCATCTCTTGAATGGGTAGACATAAACAAAGCATCACAATCATACGACTCAAAAATATCTATCACTCTTTGTGGTTCATCTATCCATATAACATCAATAGCATCCAAGCACATAAAGTATTCAGTAGTACATTTGCCAGAGTTCAGATAGTTATATAGCATTTCAAACTTAAATGTATTTCTCCAAGGTAATCTACTATCTCTAAGTACAACCAACTCTAAACCTAAGTATCTCATATTACTCTCTAAGATAGATTCTTCCTCATAGCCTGATAGATGTGGTATAATTCTATCTTCTAATGTACCCTCATTTCTACAAGTCACTACTGTTAAATTATCTGGCATTTGATATTCTATAGGACCATTCATTATTAAATTCTCAAATTCTTTCTTTACTATGTGCCTGTCATGAATTATTGGTTGCATTATATCCAATCCATATCTTTCATTATCTTCTTAACATCTTCTACATAGACATTTCCATCTGCTTTATGGTTACTCAGAAATCCTCTCTCACCTTCGATACAATATTTACTAACCCTTTTTGTATTTGATAACCATCGAGTCTTATCCACCAACCCAAGTTCTGGTAATTCATTATATAAAAATTCTCTAAATGTTCCTGCATGAGTATTCCAAGCTGATATTCCTTGATGACCTACACTATCTGTTTTACCAACTCTATTAACAATACCCATACCACCCTCTTGGTACATATCAAATTTGTTATCTGGCAACATATCTATCAACTCTCTTTTATAAAAACTAAAAGATCCTCTTGGTTCAAAAGCTTTTGGTATTTCTTTATTATAACCATTATCTAAAAACAACCAATCCTCATTTAACTTTACAATCTCTGTATCAAATTGGTGACCTTGACCATACCTACTTTCTACTATTGGCTTATGTACATTCACACCACCAACAATATCAACAAACAATTGGTCTGATAAAATCAGATTGTCATCGTGTGTAACTAAAACAAAATCATACTTTCTATAATCATGGTACTCAGACCATTGATTGAAGCATTCCATATCACCTACAGTATTATCTTCAATCATAAACTTCCAACCCAACTCTTTTATCTGTTCAGTTGTTATTGGATATTCATACATCAATTGGTCTAGTTCATCTAAGAAATTACCATCATCTAAGTGTCTAGCATCTTCCTTTTCTTTGATTGTGTTCTCATCTTCGGGTAGTCTGTGTGCTACACAAAAGTAATCTACTTCCCACCCATCAGGAACCACCTGTTTAATCATATTCTCATAGAAATGAGAACTGAAATGCCAACCAGTTGCTATTACTAATATCTTACTCACGAAAAGTCCAAATCATACATATCAGTATTATATATAGCAGAAGCTGAATACTTAACATTACCAGTCAATATCTTATAACCTACTTTGTCTTTTATATCATACATACTTCCACCATTGTGTCCGTGTGAATCTCTCTCCTTCGATCCACCTTCAAAGAATACAACCGAACCATTTTTAATCTGATCTTTTACTGAATTATAAAGAACTGTTAATTTTTCTGAAGTGTTGTTAATATCGAAATAAAGAAAATCAAACTCCTCACACCCATCTTTAATCCACTCATAAAAGTCACAACTTTCTAAAGTTATATAGCTTGATACACTCCAAGCATCATATTCAGCTTGGGTTACACTTCTTTTACCCCAGTATTTATCATCCCAAATATCGTAAGAGTTTATATGACCATCTATTTTTTGAGCATCTAACGCTTTAGCCATAACTATTGTTGTATATCCCGCACCTGGTCCAAATTCCACTATGCGCTTGGGCTTCAAAGTAACAATGAAATCGTATAAGATAGGAAGCCACTCATATTTTCCATGTTTAGGTATACTCATTTCTCTTTCCCATTTTTATCTTTCTTCGCATTTTCCAGCTGATAAATAAAATGTCTAACCTTACTACCCAACTGCATATCATTAGGATATTTTTTTACCAACTCTTTAATAACTCCAAGTGATGTTTTCATAACAACTCCTTTACTTTATCTACTATATATTCAGTTTGTAAAAATGTTAACCCCTCATTCATTGGCAAACTAACAGTCCTTTTCTCTAATTTTTCAGATTTAGGACATTTAAATTCTACACCTTCATTATATATTGGATTCTTATGAAGAGCTGGATAATGTATACCACAAACTATCCCAACATCTTTCATATTCTTAATGAACTTTTCATTATCTAAAACCTCTATTCTATACAAATGTTTACTTGTATTCTCATAACCGAACTCTCTATTATATATATCAACCAAAGTTCCCAATACCCTCATTTTTTTATCAAAGTGTTCAAAATTTCTCATCAGTATTTCAGCTTGGAGTGAATTCATATACATCTTATAGCCTGGGAAAGATATACCACGTTCCCAATTATTCTCAGCATAACTCATACCGTTCAATACTGCTTCCTTAAACCATTTATATTTTTTATAATCATCTGTAACGATTACTCCACCATCTATACCACCTAAAGGTTTAGTTGGGTAATGACTAAATATCATCACATCATCTGGCTTACATTCCTTTCTAAATTGATTCTTCTCTAATTTCTGAGCAGAGTCTACCACCTTGTATGTTCTGAATTTATGTAAAATATATGAATTACCAAACCACTTAACATTATCTATAAACTCTACTTTGTTATGACTTGTGATAATAGCATTAGCAACTACAGGTGGAATCATACTTGGTATTTTAATTGTACGAGGTTTCAGAAAGTAATCCATAGTAAAAGTTAAGAAGATAGCATTGGTTGCACTATTAATAGCACAAGCATACTTAGCACCCACATACTCTGCAATTTTCTTTTCAAACTCTACTACTACATCATCATGTAGTATATTAGAAAATTTAGAAGTATCTATTATATGATGATTTATATTAAATAACTGTATCATTAGAATTCATATCCAAAAAGCTTTAAATCTTTACTGTAAATATTTGCTACTATATTCCTAGTTTTTTCAGTATACATATCTCTGTACGACTTGCCATCTCCTGTAGTTTCCCAATCAGGATGTCCTTGATAATGTGGTAACTTACTATCTTTCCAATATAATTTATCCCCAATATAGCTCCAGTCATCATCGAGAGTTTCAAATCTACCAATAAAATCTACAATTCTTTCACCGCCTGAATAAGCATAATAATGAAATGGAAGCCAATGACCATCTGTGACATATCCATTTTTATCTACCAATTTATTTTCTATAAAATCTCCAAAGGTAGATAATTTTATATCCCTACGCCAGTTAGCGTGGCTGGGATTATTTTGTATAAAATGATAACACGAAACAATTTTTTCAAAGGGATTTCTAACAAAAGTAAATGTAAAATAATCAGATTTAATTTCTTTATCTGTTAGAGTCATATCAAAGCTTTTAACAGCCAATGGTACAGTTTTCATATTATGTTTATCATGAAAAACTCCTCTTAAAATTGAAGTACCAGCTGTTCTGGATGATTTGAAATAAATAAATTTACCAGCTTCAGAAAACCACACATCTTCACTCAAAAATTTAGTACTCTCAATGTGATTAACAATTTTATTGCTCATTCAAAGCTCCCACCATTTTATCTGTATTCATAGAACAATCCGTAGCCATATTAACATCAGATATTTCTGATAGGTATATAGGATCAACATCATCCCTTTCCTCTTTCACAAAATCATAAACAGATTGTGATTTCCCACCCACATTTATAATACCAGTTTCATCTAACAACTTCAAAGTTGCCTCTGCAGCATCCTCAATATACATAAGGCTCTTTCTCATATCCTTTAAAGCCTTTGGATGTGGAAATGGTTTTCTGTTCATAGCCATTCTTAATATCAAATGGTTATCGTACATTTGTACTGCACATTCACCACCCAATTTAGACCACCCATATTTTGTGAATGGTTTCATAGCATCAGTTTCTTTATAGTTTCCATCTATACCTTCATAAACATAATCAGTAGAAATGTAAATTATTTTTTTATTGTACTTCTCACATGCCATAACAACATTAGCAGTTCCAATAATATTTGTTTTTATACTCAATGTAGGATTATCCTCGTGGATAACCATTGGTCTTGTAATAGCGCCTGCATGAATTACATAATCAAACTCGTATTGTTTTTGTTTAAAATACCAATCGATATTCCAATAATCTCTCACATCCAATCCAGGATACATGGGCTGTTTAATTGGTGTTAAAAATGAGTGTTCCTTACCCAGCTCAACCAAATGTTTACAAAACTCTCCGTTGCCACCTGTTACTAATATTTTCAATTGAACTCCAAATTATTATTAAATTTAGCTTTAACGCCACTTCCTTCTTCGCCTTTAGACCAATACATTACACCCAAAGTTTTTCTATCAAGACCCTTCGTTATTTTATCCACACCGTGCCAAGACTCCCAATCTGTTGTTGCTCCATCCGAAGCTTTGAATGCCCATAAACTATTAAATTTATATGGTACTCTAGCATGACTCTTTTTTCCATCATGTACAAGCAAATCAAAAGATTCATCATGTTCTTCTGATAAACCAAGTATAACACTATACTCTCGATGCCAATCCTTACGTATTCCATGAGATGTAGCATCAACATGCATTCCTAAATAACCACCTTCACCATTTTTGTTAGGCGTAACCATCATCCCACCACCATAGTAAGACAAATCTGGAAATGCATTATCTGTCAATCCAAATACTTTATTGGGATCAAAATGAGTAACCATATAATCCATAACAACCAACGCCGGCGATGGAATATTCTCACGGCCCAATTTATTACACCATTGAATCTGACCTGCATCTTCCCCATCGTATCTTACCCAATCAGACACATCATCATAACTCTCAGCAACTGCTTTTAATAATGATTCGTTGGGGAAAAAATTCTCTATATAAATTGCTGGATATGGTACATCTATTCTATTTACTTTCATTTGTTTTCTCCTTACTTACTTTCATTCTTTAATCTCTTAAACTCTTCATAATCTTCTATATAATCAGAAAAATCGTAGTTGGTATTTGCTAAAACCAATAAAACTGAATCTTCGCTGTGATATATTTGTTCATCCCATATCATCTCTGGAATGTATAAGGCTCTGCTTGGTTCATCTAAAACATAATTCCTTTTTGTTTTACCATCATCACAAGCAACAGTTACTCTACCACTTACAGCAATTAAAATCTGTTTAGTTTTATGGTGACTGTGCTTTCCTCTATCATTTTGATCGTGAACATCATACACATAAAACATTCTTTTCACATCAAATGGTATATCTCTATCTAATTCAATTGGAGTCAACTTACCATCTGGCTCAATAAATGATTTTAAATTAAATTCTTTTACATCTTTAAGAGTTGTCATTTATTCTCCGCTGCCCACTCTTCACCAAAATGTCCTACTGGAACTCTAAACTCATCATCTGGATTATATTTCTCCGTTAGATAATAGAGTAGTATAGAACCTGGCTCTAAAGCTTTATAACCATGATATACACCTGGCTTCATCTCAATCACCTGTGGATTTTTATCTGATAAATAAACGAATTCACAACCATCTTCTTCTGTAGCCATACCTACTTTGAAAGAACCTTTAATACAAGTCCAATAGTCTGATTGTATATCGTGTTTATGCCAAGCGACAATGTGTTCTGTACTATTAACATATGAAACATTTATTTGTCCATCTATAACTTCAAAAACATCTAATAACCTTTGAGCTCTATCATCCTCATTATAATACATATCAATCTCCTTATGAAAATACCATTATTTCTGGCACATGCGTAATAAACTGACCACCGCTCTCTACAAACTCACTTTCCTTATTAGCAATCAAATCCTTAAAGTTCCAAGCACCCAAGAAAGCGTAATCATATTCTTTTAACCTAACATGATTTCTATCTACTACTGGTATTAAAGAACCAGGCGCTAAAGTTCCTTGCTTATCAGGTGTCGTATCTGTTATACAGTCAATTAAATCTGAATCAATTCCACAATAATTAAATACAGTTGTAGACTTTGATGTGGCGCCAATACTGATTACTTTCTTACCTTCATTCTTTAATTTGTTTAATAAATCTACTAAGTCTTTTTTAGACTTCTCAATCCTCTCAGCAAATATCTGATAGGTTTGGAAATTATCAACTCCAAACTCTTTTTCTCTCATTAGGTTATCCAAAACAGTATGTTTAACATCAACCGAATTATCTTTAGTAGCATATATTCTGTTAGAACCACCGTGAACTGATAGATTATCTATATCAAAAAGAGTTAAACCGTTCTTCTTTAATATATTATCCAAAGCTGTGACTGAGAATACATGCGCATGTTCATCGTATATTTGGTCGTATGAACCTCTCTCTAACATTCTAAGTAGAGAAGGATCCTCAAATACAAAGACACCATCGTCACTAAGTAAGTTAGCGACTGAACTAAAGCAGTCATCTAAGTCCTGTATGTGGCAAATACAATTAGCAGAATAAATCAAATCCATATTTCCATGCTCTGATTTTATTTTTTGAGACAGTTCCTTATTCCAAAATTCCGCATATGTTTCATATCCCATATCATCAGTTATATCAGCAAAATTACCACAAGGCTCAACACAAACTGCAGTTGTGGGATCAAAGTGTCTTATAAATGGTCCGTCATTTGAACCAATCTCCATTACATTTACTGGCCTAAATTCTTCTGTTAACATCTCAGCTACCGATTTAAAGTGGTTAACCATTGGTGTTGACATTGAAGTATTGTATTTGTAATCTTCGTTGAACATCATCTCCGGCTTTACAAAGTCTTTCATAGAAACCAATTTAGTTTCTTCATCAAACACAACTTTCAAATCATAAAAGAATTCAGAATGATACTCATCTTCTTTTACAAAATTATTTGCAATAGGCTGTTTGCCTAAATCTAAAAACTCTCTTTTCATAATAACTCCTTGTTTAAAAATAGTAAGTCTTTTTGAACTACCTCATCACCATCGTAGTGTTCACCTATACTCATTTTTTCTTCAAATCCTATACTATCCATATAGTCTACAACTTCATAACTCGTTGGTGCTCCAACATTATATTCAGTATAAGCGACTTCTAATGTGATAGCGGATGCTTTACTAACTAAATTTTCACCACCTCTAAGAATATCCAATTCAGAACCTTGGGTATCTATCTTAATTAATTGAAATGTAGTTTCAGCTTCAAACAAATCATCTAATCTCTGTAACCTAACAATATTCTCTTGTACAAGTTGTGGAATATCCCAGTAGTTTTTTTCTTTATAATATGAATTACCTTCTGTGTGTGGTTTATCACTTCGAGTATAAAAAGTAACCTCTCTTTCTTCATCACCCAAAGCTGCTATAAGGTATTCATCTCTATTGTTGTTTGTAATATTTATCAAAGCATTTTCATGTAGTGGATTTGCCTCAATCATAAAAATAAAAGAATTATACCAAACTGCTTTAGCCCAACTATAAAACTGACCTGAATGTGCGCCTATATCAAGTATAGATGAGGGATTAACACCCAAATCTCTAGCTTCATATAATCTCATCATTTCACCATTTCGATATGCCATTTAAATACTCCAATATTTCTACCCCTTCACATACTCGTTTTATATCTTTATAATATCTACCATGACCTTTACTCGCATCTACTCCCCAAGGTTTATGTAATCCAAATGGAGCTTTATCATCCAAAGGATATATATAACCATTATCTATAGAGAAATTCAAAACCTCTCTCACAGTTGGTTTGGTTCTTATTCTATCTGTTACGAAATAATCTTCACAAGGATTGCCACCTTCTTGTAAGTATGGTTCTAACTCATTCTTTATAATATCCAACATAAAACTTTTCTTTCTAATAGATACACCACCATTCATAACTCTATCATATGATTCATTAACAGATTGCGGATTAAACTTCTTACCCCACCATCCACCTATATAATCAAAATGTTCAAAATCTTCAACCTTATATTCTGAATTAGGACATAGCATCGAATCACATTCAAAGTATAATACAGTTTCACCAACTACTTGATTCCAAAAATCTTCAGTTAACATAATTTCTGTACTTGAATCATCAGCACTAATAGACTCTATGTTGAGATTAGTAAATGTAGTTTTCTTTTTAACATCACTCAAAAAATCATCATCAAACATAATGTCTTTAATATAGCCGTAGTTATCAGACCCATGAAATATTTGTAACTCCCACTCATCTGGCAAAATAGACATAACATTACATAACACAAAGTGAAGAGCTTTATGTTTTCTAGTCTCTACTATTACTGCTACTTTTTTCATTTCTTCCTCATAAAACATAACATAGTTGGCCATTGATATGTTTGTCCTTTTGGACTAGTATATTTATCTACCCCAATTTTTGTTTCACACCAATCTAATTCACTTCTAATTTTACTAATCATTCCAGCTGATATGTAATTTGTTTCAGTAACCATATCGTCACCATTTCGTAAACTATATAATAAATCTGTAGTCAAGGTATCTCCATCCTGTATAACTTTGTATCCGTATAACCAAGGCCATTGATTACTACAACTATGCAAATCTTCTATAACATACAGACCACCAGACTTCAAAGAGTTCCACAAATAATTTAATGAAGTTTGCATTTGCTCCATAGTATGTCCGCCATCATCAATTATCATATCAAAGTCTCCACCATGTTCTGATAGAAATCTTTGTAAATCATCAACATTTGATTGGTCTCCTTCAAACATAATAGACCTATCTAAATAAGGATTACCCTCTTGTAATCTATTGAATTCCTCAACGCCATATTTAAATATATCATAACCATACACTTTGGCATTAGGAAAATATTCTAACCATAACCTATGAGATCTTCCTGTTTCTACACCTATCTCTAATACTTTTTTAAAGTCGTCTTTTGGATTATATTCAGGTGTGGTATTATTTTCTAATACATCAACGTAGTGTTGAGTATACCCTAATTCAAGAGCATCTACATCATATTTAATTGTTAATTCTTTAAGTGTAGCCACTATATCCTCTCTTCTAAATAATGATCCTGAACATTTGTATGTCCTACGTGTAGTATAATTTCGTTACCACATCCTATATAACCACTTCCAACTCCCCATTGTTGTGGCATTGAATAAGGATGTATACCAGTATTCCAACTAGCCCTACTCATCTGTAATGGTGCTCTTTTTGGATTAGTCTCCATCAATCTACAGAACTCACTCAACCAAGCTCTACCTCTATTATCACTCACATCAAAACTACACCACCATAAATCATAGGTTAATAAATTACCCCTACTTTCATCTTCATCCAAATGATAATCACCATCGTTTCCTCTTGTGTGTATACCATCAACCTTTACCATCTGTCTTTCATTGGTTGGAACACAAACACCAAACCTTTTTGTTATTGGTAAAATGGTTCTAACATCTGGTGAAACAAACATAAGGTCTGAATCAACCGATATAGCAACATCAGCAGTTGACTCCAATAAACCTTTAGCTTCGTAATAATCACAACAATGCCAGCCCCATCTATGATTAGACTTTGTAAAAGGACTTTCGTCTATATCAACTAACCTCACTTCAACATCAGGATAATTCTTACCTAACTCTTTAATATCAGTATACAATGTTAACTTAGCTTCTGGAAAGAATTTCTTTACAGAAGAATATGTTGGGTCTAGTCTGTGTTCATCAGTAAAACTATCTGGCTGATTAGCAGTAGACCTTGAACCAAATTCTGAAAATATGAACTCTACATTCATTAACCTCTCTCCTTAACAATTTTAGCTATGGTATTAGTAGTACTATAATCATGATCTCTACTATTGAATATTATATCGATTGGCAAATCATCTCCTGTGAATGGTTTTCCTTTATGGTCTGCACCTAATATACGAACATCTATCATATCTACATTTTCAGATAGGTATTTATATAGTGCTGGTTCACCATCATATAGAAATGCGTCATCTACATATTTATTTGACTTCACCATAAATAACCTTTCATCAGGAGACCATATAGGTTCATTTTTAGCTCTACCATCTGGTTGACTAACTTTAGTTTTATATTCATTGACACCAACTATTAAGTGTTCACAATACTGTTTGCATTCCTCTAACATCATAACATGACCTGGATGCATGATGTCAAAATAACCACTTGTAAATCCCACGACCATTCTCAAAATAGTTCCTCATAAGTTCTTTCTATCCAATAATTAGCATCTCTACCCATTGGATTTTGTGGTATTGAATTAAAATGATAAATCCAACCAGCATCCAAATAATGTAACTCATCAGTCCACCACTCTTGACCATGAACCACCAACAAATTCTTTCTAAATAAATCTTGTAAGTTATAGCAGCTTGGTAAATACTTAACATCTACTTCTTCTTTATGTAACATATAATTTACTATAGTTTGATCAGTACCACATTTTAGTTCATCAATAGTCTTAGTAATCTTTTCACTATTTTCATTATAATACGACTTCATAGTATTAAAAAAATCTTTATGATTATAGTTAACAATCTGAAATCCCCCATTGATATAATTCCAAGGATGTATTCTCATACCATCAAATAATTTATCACCAAATCCTCTAATACTTCTTAACACCCATTCATAACAACCATCAACTCTTACTCCACAATATTGAGCTTCGGTCTCTTCAAAGAAGTTTGGACAATCTGGATGAACAATCGTATCAGCATCAACCATAAGAACTTGATCATATTGAATACCATTAGCCTCTAATATATCAAAAAGATAGTACCTTTGCCAAGTGATTTTCATATACTCCACAGGGTACAATAAATCTTCCCATATCAATAACTCACAATTATTCTTATCACACCACCTTTTCCAACTCTTGACAGAATAAGAATAAGAATCACTTCTACCATTACCTAAATCTATATTTGGAATGAAAACTACATTCTTCATTTTTTGCCTATATGTGGATTTGTATCTCTGTAAAAATATTCGTTATCTCTAGAGTCACCATCCATATAATTAAACTTCAAATCATTCTTCCAAGCACAGTAATTAAAACTCAATTGGTCTCTCTTACTATTATACTTTATTTCTGTCCACCAATCTTCCATTGTCCTTATACAATCATCCTCATTGTGCCTTCTCAAAATTACCATACCTGTTATTAAACCATTGTTTGCTGGATACCTTAAGATCCTATATCGTTCCATTTGTTTTTGAATAACATAGGGATTGTCTTTATAATTTAAAATACCCCTCTCTGGACTTACCTTCATATTTTTCTCACCCAAATCAAATATGGTCTGAGCTTCATCATACGCAGAATTTCTAGCATCCAGATGATTGTTCCCATGACTAAAAAAAGCAACATTAGCATCACTTAGATATTTCTCAATCAATTCATCCAAGTTACCCCTAACAGTCATATTACCATCTATAAAAATGCTATACTCATAATCCTGTAAGTGTCTGTGTGGTAGAACTTTAAATCTCTTAGCGTTTCTATTATTATCTTCGTATAATGATAAGCTATTATCTTCACTAAAACATTTCCAATCCCAGCCATCTGGTAAATTTTGTTTCTGAACTTCATCGTAGCCACCGAATATAGAAGTATATACTACATTACTTGACATATTATTCCCTCATAATCTTTCAATATTTTATGTGCCGTTTTCTCAAAGACAACATTTTTCTTATGCCCTATTTTCTTAATAACCTTTAATGCTCCACCGTGCACTAATTCGTCTATACATTTCATTACTGTATTTGGAAACAACCCATAGTCATCAAAAAACAATAATGGTTTATTAAAATAATTTATAGCATTTATAATATCTCTTTTTACAAAATCATATTCATGCACACAATCAATAAAAACAACTTGGTGATCTTTATCAAAATCCCATGGTGCACCATACACGTCTTTAACAATGTAATCTATATTTGTTTTACTACTATTGAACTCCCTTGCTGCTTGAATCCTAGCTGGATCATAATCTACAGCTGTTACCTTATTGAAGTACCCACTTAATACGTGAGTTGTGTATCCTAAAGAACATCCTATCTCAATTACATTCTTATCTTTAAAATCATCCCCTAAAAAATCTATCAAATCACCTTTAAACTTTAATGAGGTAGTAGTCTTAGACTCAAACTTATCAGGAGCTGATAAATGAATTCTTTTATACTCATCATCTAAAAGATTCTCACCACGAACAAAATTATGAGCTATTGGAAATTGTCTCTGCACACTATAAACTTCTGAATATCTAGTTACCAATTGAGAAGTTCCACATTGATTGCCTACATTATATCTAGCTCTGGATTTAATATACAACTGAATTCGTACTGGCATATTTCTCATATCTAATGCTCTGTCTATAAAATCAAATTCAGTTTGTTCAATTGGTCTCTCAGTCCAATAAAAATGTTTTAATGTTGGATCGATAACATCACATATTATCTTATCCATAGTGTAATCGTATCTATCTGATATCAATAGACAGCCAAAATCATTATCGCCGATATACTCTTTTATGATAGCATCACCCAATTCTATTTCTTCATCAGACCAATATAGCTCTGGCTGAGAATCCTCATATTCACTTTCTTTAAATTGCCAGAACTTCAACATCTGTTCAACCAATGGAATGTCTGTACTATCTTTATCATAGACTCTATAGTGATCGTGAAATATTTCACCATCATACTCATCTACAAAATCATCAACATAAGGATTATGTTTAAATACATTCTCTACATTAGTAAATGGATTACTCCAAGCATTCCAATTACCAGCATACTGACTAAACAACTTTTCCAATAAAGCAATTGACGGAACATAGACTTTACAATCAGGATATTTCTCTTTAAGTAAACGCGGCATCGCTGATATGATTCCCCAATCTCCGATTCCATGAGCAGTTCTCATAACCATAAACTCTTTTCTATCCAAAGACTCATCTGGTATAGCTAAACCATCCGATTTTTCAAATCCAAGAGTATTCGTTTCCTCGACTGGATAAACTTTATTATCTACAATTCTCCAAAAAATCATACACCCCTCCTGACATTCATCTCTCTACTAAAATTTTTATTGTAAAACATATTCTGTTCTTCTTGCCTTTCTATTGTTTTCGGATGATACAAGCTCAACTCCTCATGTGGTGGCAAATGCGAATAAGTTTTATAGCCCCTTATTACCTCATGAAGTGGTCTTTCCCAACGAATTTCACTACAACGCCGAAACACTCGCGCCTGATAGTCTGGATAGTTTACCCAACCCTTTTCTGTAACTCTCCAACCCCATCTATTAATATGTTCATCTTTCATACCATCAATTGTATTGACTCGCGGAATCCACACCAAGTCTACATCATTTATTTCTAATATTTGTTTTAACTGTTGAAGTAATGCCACATTTGGATACTCATCAGCATCTATATGAAATACATAATCACCTACAGAGTTTTCTATGATTGAATTCTTTTGAGCAGCAAAGTTTTTATTAAGACTCCTCTGATATACCTTTATGGTTTTTGTATGACCATATTGTTGTGTCCAACTATCTAATACAAACCTTACACCATCATCCTCGCCATCAACACAAATTACTATCTCATCTTCAGCATCTGTTTTGTGAACAAGTACTTCTAATAACCTATTTAACTCATCAACCTCATTATATACTGTGATACCATAACTAATTTTCACCGAGAAGTTCCTTTACATAAGCTGGTGGTAATCTTAAATCTTCCAAAAATACCTGACTCTTTCTAGCCTTATCATAATTATAAGTTCTGTAGATTCCATGTTTTTTAATTAACGACTTCAATGATGTATAAACCTTTTGGGTATTTCCTTCTATCTCTACCCTATACACTTGTTTAGCTTCATCAACCACCTCAACATAACCAGCAGACTCCAATATATTCTGCATCACATTCGGCGCATTTATAGCTTGATTAGAAACCTCTAATTGTATCCCATGCATCAAAAACTTACTTGATGGATTCTTCGCTTCATTCATTAATTTCGGTTCTAATACTAATATAGTCCTTCTTAAAATACGACCTTCCTTGTTCGGATATCTGAATGAGATGATATCTCCTCGTTTAGCTTTACCCCAACTATAAGTTAACTTACCCATTAAAGTTGAACCTTATCACCTGAATTTTCCAGCATAATTCCCATAGCTTTACAAGCATCCATAAATTCAAACTGACCAAATACTTCAGGATTTTCTATATCCAATCTTTTATCATGACCATCATATTGATCTCGTTCTTCCTCAGGTACATCTACTACTTTAGCATAGTTCCAACTCCAATCAGTAACTTCACCGTCTGGATAAATAATACCTCGGGCACCCATATTAACTACTGACGGAAACCAGACGAGCCCCCTTTCTTCATCTACTATCTTTAAATCATTCATAAGTTGGGTATTATTTTCAGTAGCCTTTTCCAAGTGTTCACTATCCATAGCCATATATGAATTGGTAGTCATACCACAACCAAAACACATATACGATTCAAACGGCTTCTCTTCAACCAAAGTTTGTTCTACAAAGCAGTTATTATGTAAATCCTTACATAAAGGACAATTAGTTTTCTGTTCCATGATTAACCTTTTTTAGTTGTGGCAAATTCATCTTTGGTGTATCTTTAGTTGTTTCATTCCCCACCTTTTTAAGCTTTGGAAGTTTCAGATTCACCGCTTGTGGAATCTCTTCAAATTGTGGAAGATATTGATCTAGTATTTCTTCAAATTTCTTATTCATGCCTTCTAATGAAAAGTTAGACCTATTAGATATTGCTAGTCTTTTGGCTGGTAAAGTATATTTTTTGTATTCTTTGAAAACCTTAAACATCATTTGACCAGCATACTGATAATTTACAGCAAACCATTGAGCACCTGGTTGTAACATTTCTTTTGGAACAGCTGACTCATGAACATCAATTAAAGTTCCTGGCAAAAGAATAGCATTATTACTATTAAGAAAATCCTGCTGACCACTCCAATTTGGAGCCATAACTGGTTTCTCTGAAAGAGAAGCTTCAAGTAATGGTCTGCCAAATCCCTCACCGTGTGTGAATGTTATATGAGCTTTCACCTTTGGATGATTATAAAGTTCATTCACCTCATCATCATGAAGATCTCCATGCAACAAATAGATATTAGGCAATTTACCCTTTACCGATTTTTTTACATCTTCGATTTTTTCCAACATCGTAATCCTATCTATAACAGAAAATGTAGCACCACTTGTTTTCAATAATAATGCTGGTGGATTTTTCTTATTCTTAAATGTTTCACAAAATACCTTAACTAACATACCAGTATCTTTTCTATCCTGACCTAGATTACCTTGTAACCAATGACCTGTATAGAGGAATAAGAATTTCTCTGGAATCTTCTCCATTTCATCAACCAATTCTTTGGAAAACTCTTTAGTCTTTTTATAGATATTTAAATCAGCGCCCTCAAACAAAACTTCCATTGGCTTAGTCATCTTTAATTCACCAATTTTTTGTTTTTCATTATTCATCTTATCATAGATAACAGAATTGAATGTGTTTTTAACAAAATTAGATACAGCAATATTCATATCCATTCTATTCAAACCTTCAATCCACTCAGCCTTTGGAGCTGTATTTTCCATACCAGCAGTTACGCCAATATTATATTTACCAACTGGAGTAAATTCATTTGGTACACTTACTTGAAAGTGAATGTCTGGTTGTCTTGGTAAACTATTATCTGTCAACAGCCTGTCAATAATCAACTTGTCTTTGGGATCTTGTTCATTAAGAGCGTTCATTGGCGTATTCCCCCATCTCAGAGAATTTATATGAATATCAAATCTATCCATACCAATCAATGCGTGAATCAAATCTCTTGTGTGAGCACCATAACCACTTCTGGTTGCTGGAGGCCCTGTAACTAATACTAATGGTCTCATTCTATCTCCTAAGCATTAAAAATTGTGAATCGTTTACGTGGTGTCCATTTTTCAAAAGTAGTATTCATATGATCTGCAAAGTTCTGACACATAGCTTTTGCTGACATTTGAGCATCGTCACTCATAACAAATTCATGACCTTTCAGACCACATTCCTTCCGTTTCTCTGGTCCCATATCATACCACTCTTTAAGAGCATCAGCAAAATCCTCAAATCGAGGTCTGTCATCAAAAATATATGGTGTTGGAATTGAACCCTGTAAACTTCGGTTTGAAGGCCAAACTGGTTTAGCCCACTCGCCCCAAGTTAAATCAGAATTATCTTTCCATTTCTTTTCATCATGTAATGAATGTACCCAACTATAATCCTTAGCAGTAAGAAATTTATCTTTATACTTAAAACCACATTGGTCTTGCAGTCCACCAGTAACATTTACTGAAATTGGTGTTCCACACATTAAGGATTCACAAGTACCCAAACCAAAACCCTCATTAGAAGCCATATTGATTGTAACATCAGCCATATTATACAAATAAGATAACTGCTTATCAGTTAATTTCTTATGTGAAAATATAACATCATAATCAGGACACACATTCTTAACTACCTCTGGCAAATTAGTTCCATTGGGATCTTTGGGCTGGGTGTGCATTATCAGAGCACACTTTTTAGCCTTATCTTTTGGTAACATATCACAAAATGTTTTATATGCCATTATAACATCACCAGGAAGTTTCCTACGAATGTTTCTATTGTTCCAAAATACTACAAAGTCATATTCTCTACCATCAACCACATTTCGTTTAAAGCTTAATAAATCACCCCATTCTTTAATATTTAACTCATCAATAGGATAATAGTTTTTCTCATTAATTCCATGTGGTATATAAGTATTGTTCCACTCATTCGTAGGTACATTCTGCCTGACATTATCAACTATGTTAACTGTTTGTTTAGATATGTTCATTATCAAATCACAACTTTCATAGAAAGGCTCATTCCACATTGGATAAGGTAAGTCATCCCAAATGTTGTAATAGAATATTGGAATATCCATTCTTATCTCATGCTCCATTTGATATAACCATTCCCAAAACCTTGGATCTGTGTAATGTAATATAGCATCCGGCTTTTCCGTTGCTATTAAGTGCCTTACTAATTCGGGAGTTCCATAACCACTAACAGGAACTATTTTTAGATATGCATCTTCTATACCAGTTTCTTTACGAACTGAATCGTTCATATCAATGAATTTACCTGCATCGGGATGTTTTATAGCACCCCCTACTTGAACCCATTGAAATTGTTTTAAAGTACCCATAACTATCTCTCTGGACATTGTACCAACACCAGATGACATTCTTAAATCGTCTGACAGCAATAGAATCTTCTTTTTATCCATATAAACCTCTAATCTTTAAGTAATGATTTGACATTTTTTGTTTTTCCATCTTCACCAAAATATGCTCTTAAATTATCCAAATTTTCCACAGCCTCTGATAATTTAGATGTCCATTTATGAATTTCAGCGCTAAGATCGGAATGGTCTCCAATACCAACTGAATCATTGAAATATAACTCTAAAGTAGCTAACGCTTGGGAACGTTCTGATTTCCAATAATCAAGTTCCGCTTTTAACCATTTATTCATAATGCACTCCCACTTGGTTTAAGATTTTTCCATTCGTTAATAGTATTTCTAAAGCTCTTATCATGCACATATAAATCCATAGAGCGATTTACTAATTTTTGTAGTGTAAAGTTATCATCTAAATTGCTTATTTTGAATTTTTTGTATAGATTGTCTAATAACTTCACGGATGTTAGTTTTAACATAACATTATTCTCCGTATATACATATATAAATATATAAAACTAATTTATTATTACATATTTTTTTTCATTTTTTACAGCTTCGTTTAAAGCTGAGTTTGTTCCCTTAGATGTGATTCCCTTTGGTATGAATGCTACAACTACATCTGAATATTCAATCAGATCTTTATTTCTACTATGGTAATGCCAGACAGCATAAGGTTTACCATACTTATAACTTTCCAACACACAATGTTGGTTATACTGATAATGAGCAGGTGGAAATTCTGAATATTTTAAATCAAATTCCAAAGCATACTTTTTAGCATATCCATCAGCGCCATCTTTTTGACCACCACTTACTATTTCTAATTCATCACCCCATTTCTCTTTGAGCTTGTAGATGAACTCTTGTACCCTTCTCTTATTTTCGTATTTACGACTTCCTATTATTGCTACTTTCATAGTCGTTCCTCTTTTGCCTTTTAGGTGGTTTTTCTGATGTACAGAATTTAGCGCATTTGTGATACTCATCTAAACCATTTAGTATATCTTCTTTCTTATTATAAATATACTGAAACCTATGTCTATTAGTCTTATGAGCATTATTTTTATCAATTATATCGAACCATATAAAATCATTAGTGGACAATTCACAACCAACTACTATATTAGTCTTAAAATACAATTTGGATTCATACTTTTTTATAAAGCTTTTTAATTCAGCTGGTTTTAATTTACCATCTTCATACCACAATGTCAAGTAATATTTTATAGAATCTTTATGTATGATACCGAGCTTATTTATAATCTCTTCTTCATATGGCTCATTTAAAAAATGAGATAAATTCATTCTCAGATTTACTTTCATCACTTCACTCCTATACTATAATAATAAGTATTATAGGTCTTTGCATTTGTTGTAAGCTTTACACTTGCCAACACACTTTTCATATTCAACTTCTTTAATATTACCTTCATCATCATATGTGGCATCTAAAAACTCTTTGAATCTAGCAATCATCTTATTCATACTCGGCTTGCCATTTGCGGGAACAAACTTTTGAACTCTCTTCTGTGGGAAATCTACCTTCTCATACAATTTTCTTTTAACAATAAAATACTCAACCTCTATCTTATCGATAGGATGATTAAATTGTTTAGCATAAAATTGTTTATAAAGTAACAACTGATCTGTTTTATTACTGTCAGCCTTCACCCATTTATTCCAACCCATAGTAGATGTCTTTATATCGTATATCTTAATCACATCTCTAACTGTATCTTTAATTACTATGTCTATATACCCAACAAATTTTAGATTGTTCGGTAAATCATAGTTCAATGGAACTTCAATGCCAATCAACTCATAACCTTTCTTACTAAAATACTGAGCTCTTTTCTTTTTTATAAAGTCTAGTATCTGTACACCATGAGTATAAAACTCAACCATATCTTTCTCACTACAAAACATCTCACCACCATTAGCCTTAACAATCTCTTCAAAGTTACGCTTCATCCTAGTTCGCAACATATCCTCTAATGGCAATTGTTCTGCTAGTTTAGCAGTATCATTATACATTACTGTAAGAAAGGTTTGAATGACCTCGTGCATCGAAGTACCAAACATTGTGTGGATGCTGTCCGTATACTCTCTTATACCATCCACATATTGTATCTTCCATTGGTAAGGACATTGTTTCCACAATGAGTATTGACTATAACTTATTTTCTTCATTTACCCCACTTACCATTCTTTACAATTGTAGCCATAATACCATAATTAGATACATCAAGAAAAGCATCTTCCAATGGTTCGTCTTGCACTGCATTATCTCTACCACTCATCAATAGATTCTTTAATCTCTGAATCTTATCATTCATCCTAAACCACAAACCTGTAAGTGATAATTGTATTTCTTCTGGCGTCTGTAATTGTGTTCCAACTGAAATATTACCTGGACCATAGTCGTGTTGTTTATGTAGGAACAACTCATATTGTTCTCTTTGTAACCTACGAAATTCAGCAGTCATCTGCGGCCACTCTTGTTCCATCATTGTTACAATATCAGTACTTTTTTTATTCCCATACTGATTTGTATACTTCTTTTTTGTTTTAGATTCTTTTATTGTATCACTCATTAATCTCCTCCAATTTACATGCAAATATACACATTTTTTAGTATATTAGTCAAGTCTTTTTATAAAAATTATTTTCTTATTTTCACCAGTCGGTGGTAAAAAAGTTTCTTTCAAATATTCAGCACTACTCCACTTTACTGAAAATGATTTTCTTTCTTTTGCTAATCCAGCTGTTTCACCAATCTGCTTCCAATTGTCTGCTTTGTATACAGCACCATTGTTGCCACCAGCTACAAAGGTAATCAACCATTTTAAATCATCTCCATACTTTTTCTTCCATTCTATAGGTGCTTGTTTTCTAACCTGTTTCAATATCTGTGTTCCTGCATTTTTTATTGATTTTGTCATGCAGAATCTCCAGTTATTCGCTATAGTATTAAAATATGCTGGTTCTTTATATTCATCTGCCTTTTTACCTAAATGATTTAATATATCTTTAGGACAAGGATAAACAGAAGAACCAATTCCAATCATACCAATAGGCTTTTCAACACCCAATATATTAGTATAATCAGAATGGTATACTAACCAATCAATTCTTCTTCCGACAGATTTATGACTGGGAACATAAGAATGATGGTTATTAATAATCTTCTTTACTAAGTTTGCAGCTGATTGTGTATTAACCATTTCTAGCGATATCATTTTTTATTTGTCTTTTAATTTTTTTATTTAGATAGTATGTATAAATATGTTTTGGTTTTCTCTTCTTAAAAAATATATTTGGATCACCTTCATCATATCTCCGTTTTAACTCTCTACCATAAGGTCGATTTTTTTGGTTTAAAGAACGGCTGTGCATCTCTCTACCATCTACCATTAATACCTGACCAGCTGCAGTTTCACCTAAATAATCAAAGTTACTAGCTTTATAAATCGTACCAGCATGACCATAATGTTGGTCAGCAAAAGAAACTATAACCTCTATATCTGTATTCTGTTTTAGCCATCTCAAAGTTTTACCTATAAAATAACTCTCTGTATTTTTGGGTGTATCATCAATACAACATAACCTTCTCAGCTCCATACACCTAGTGGGATTAATAGGATTGTACTTAGCTGCTGTATGTGGCATTGATGGCATAGCATACATCATAGCACCAATCATTTTAGGTAATCCAAAGTTACCCTCTGTGTATAAGCCGAAGTGGTGATATGATTGAATCCCATTTACATTATGTGAATAGTGATTTTTCTCTATAAAGCTAACAAGCGCTTTTCGATTTATGTACTCAACTGTGAAGTCGGTAACACTCATAATCCAATCTTACGACACTCATCCTCTGTTTTACCATACTTAACAAGTATATCAATTAACTCAGCTTGACCACCATGTGACATCTCATATGTTTCAACCGCTTGGGATGCTTCTCTAAGACTAACCTCTAAGTGTTTAGCCACAATTTCATAAACCCATTTTGGATATTTCATTTTCTTATCTCCTTTGACATATTTTAACCATTGTTTTTTCTTTGGTAAAATGTCTGTATAAACTTTGTATAAGTCTTTTGGTTGTAATGGATATCTCTGAACCTCATTAACAAGCTCAACCCAATCCATTTTCATAGATAGAAATCTATTAACCATATAGTTAGACCACGACTTTTTATCATCATCAGAGATGTCATCCCAATAATTAGGACTCTGAACATCTGTGATTTGTTTTATGTGGTCAAATAGACTCTTCTTTTTAACTGTCGCCATTAGCTTCCTGATTTAACTTATCTGGTACTTTACCACAATTCCCACAACTATATACCTGAATCGGTATAAGTGCTTCTTGACCGGTAGGTGATACAATCGGCGAAAGTCTCTTTAAGAAAAATGCTGGAATGAAAACCGCGTTGCCACACTCATCACACTTCATAGTTTCAGCTTCATTCAAATCAACCTGTACCTGAGATTGTTGTTGTGGTAATGATTTTTGTGCTTTCATATTCATTTTATTACTCCTAATAATTCAATTAACATAGCCATAGCATTTATCTCTTTATCAACTACCTGAGCATCTGACAACTGATACTTAGCTACAGTTAAAATACATTCTGCGATATGCCCTGTACCATAATCATCTACCTCATCATAAAGTAGACGAAACAGATCAGCGAAGTCTGATATCTGATTATCAGCCAACATCTTTCTTATAGTAACGAAAGCATCTTTTTTACTTTGTGTCTTTAAAACATTTACAATCTGTGATGAGAATACATTCACATTCAAATCTACAGCAACCAAATTATCTTGGTCTATTGACAGCGTACCATCAACCACTTGCCTTTGAGCAAAGTTTATAACTCTACGAATATCAGGATAGCCACCATTAACTAATGTAGCAACATCATCCATTTCAAAAGTAACATTCTCTTCTTTCAGTATATTGTTTAGATGAACAGCAACTTCTTTTCTTGATGGTGGAACTATCTGAAATGGTTGACAGCGACTTTGTATCGGATCGATAATCCGTTCTACATAGTTACAAGTCAATATAAATCTAGTATGTTTAGAGAAAGTCTCCATAAGGTTACGCAAAGCGGCTTGT